ATATCAATATTGCAAATGCGAATGAGTTTGTTGGCGGTACGGCGATTTGTAGTGGACTTAATCTTCCTGAAAAAGAAGTACATCAGGGCGGATTTACCATTACCACAGAGGGCGTACTATCCAAAGACGAAACTCTGACGGCGGGCGGTACGGCAAAAGCACTTCTTGTTTATGTATAAGGAGATAAATTATGGCAATAGAGGATTATAAAATAACAACCGAAGAAATAAACGAGAAGCACGTTGAAGCACAACCTGACGAACTCACAGGCACACCAGACGAGAACAAGTCGGTATTCGATACGCTTGTTGAGTTTGTTGTGGAAAAACTTAATGGACTTATTGATTTTCTTGCGGGCAATTTCATATCGGCTTCACAAATATCAGACGGACTTTCAACTGACGTTGACAACAATGTTAAATGGAAGTACGAAATCGTTAAGGGTGAAAGTCAAGGTATCAACTTTTCAGGCACAGTAAACTACAACACGAAAACCATTATTAAATCTTCGCCGTTGCCATTTCTTACTTTGCGTAATGCCATAGTTAAAATAGGCGATACTGAATATTTAATGGACAACGGTGTGTTTGCAACCGAAAGTTATGCAGAGTATGACGGAAAGTTCAGACTGTCATCAGACGCAACGAACACCTACATCACAATATTAGACGAAACATTCAGTTCAAGTATAGGCACATACCTAACGATAGAGGTTTATGCAACATCAGCAACTACCGTACCCGCAAAAAGCTTACCGCTTGTCGTGGGTGAAGCAACAGGCTCATATTTGCAAGAGCAGATAGACGGCATAAACACCAATGTTGGCGATATGGCGTTAAGCACAGTTGCAACTGACCTCACAGGAGCAATCAATGAAACGCATAATGTTCCTTTGGATATTCAGGAACTATATAAGCCACTTATTGCCCCTCTCAGCGTATCTCTTTCAGGCTTTGTAGAAGGCTCGTATTTGCTGTACGGCAAATTTTATGATGAGTTACGAGTGTTCGTAAAGGTCAGCAAAACAACAGGTATTGCTAACTATGCTCAAATTGGTTACTTGCCTGTGGGGTACAGACCGAGCGGGCCCCATACCTTGACAGTATACGACACAGACGGGAATATCATTGCAGATGTATACGTCGTCATAAATGCGAACGGAGACGTGCATGCAGAGGGAAATGTAGAAGCAAATACGGTTATATTTGCGTCGTATAAAGGAGAGTAGCCATGATAGATAGAAAAGATATAGATAAATTGGCAGCAGACATATTTCAAGATACAAAATTCGCAGTCGGTACTGTAACATATCCAAACGGTAGCGGCATGCCTACAATCGTTAAAATCGGCAAATATGTAATATGCAATATTGGCGTAAGAGGTATGAGCAATATTGCATACGATGCTGTACTTGCTACATTGCCGCCAGGCTTTCGCCCGAAAAGTGAGATGGCGGTAACCATGAACATAAGGACAGAATCGGCAACTCCGCATATATCAGCAGGTGTTGGAACAATTTACACAAACGGCGAGGTAAAACAAGCACATGCAGGGAGCCCAAACCTCTTTGACGCTTTTACCTTGTCGTGCATATTTGAAACGGATTAAGCCCATGAGGGCGGAAAGGAGAAAGCATGAAGATACATAAAAAAATATCAAAATATAACAATTCAGAACGAGGCGAATTTAGGTATATCGTTATGCACTATATCGGGGCGGTTTCATCAGCCAGAAACAACGCAATATATTTTGCAGGTGGCGACAGACAAGCCTCAGCACATTTCTATGTTGACCACGAGATTTGGCAAGGCACAAAACTGTCAAGGGCAAGTTGGCATTGTGGCGGGGCGAAGCGTGGCACATCAGGCGGAAAACTTTATGGTAAAGTCAAGAACTATAACAGTATCGGAATTGAAATGTGCATTAAGCGTAAAAACGGCAAGTATTATGTTACAAACGCAACGGTCGAACAACTGAAAAAACTTGTGCCGTATCTGATGAAAAAGTTTAATATCCCGAAAGAAAATGTAGTCAGGCACTATGATGTGAACGGTAAAAAATGCCCGAACTGCTACACCGAAGACAATTTCAAAACGACCTTGATTGACAATAAGCGGTGGGAAGATTTCAGAGATGAAATTACGGCAGGATATAAAGGCAAAAAATACAAAGGACTATTACCAAAAAAGACAATTAACAAAAGAGTTGGGAGTAAAGCAGATATTAAGCGTTGGCAGAAGTTCTTGTGTTGGTTCGGTAAGGACACAGCAATAGACGGCAGTTTCGGAGCAGACACCACAAGAAAGACAAAAGCATTTCAAAGAAAAGTCGGGATTGCAGTTGACGGTAGTGTTGGCAAAATCACAAAAGCAGAAGCAAAAGCGTATCGGAAATAGACTAAGAGTTATAACAAGAGGAAACTAATATGAGTCACGACTTAATTTTAATCATAATTGCCCTCATAGGCAGTAACGGGATTTGGGCATTTGTGATGTATTGTATCAACCGCAAAGGTTCAACACACAGTTTAGTTAGAGCAGTATCTTATCATCTGCTATCAAGCACGGTCGAAAAGTATCTTGAACAAGGATATGCAACACCCGAAGCCCGCAAAGACATAGAAATCTTGTACGAGGCATACAAGGCAAATGGTTGGAACGGCGACATGAAAAGCAGAATGGAAAAGGTTTTTGACTTACCTACCAAGAACCTGAAAAAAAAGGATTGTATATGAAAGTAGTTAGGAAAGAACTTGCAAGCGACATCACAACTTTGAACATTATAACATTAGCAGACCAACATATCGGCGAAAAAAATTGCGACATAAAGTTGGTTGAAAAGCAAATTGAAGAAATCAAAAGCAACCCGAACACTTATGTAATCTTAAATGGCGACTTAATGAACAACGCTACAAAGACTGGCAAATCAGATATATACTCTGAAATATTATCGCCAATGGCACAGGTGGAGAGGGCAATTTCACTACTTGAACCGATAAAGGACAGAATAATATCAGCAGACGCAGGCAACCACGAATTGAGAACCTACATCAATGACGGAATTGACATTATGAGTTTTGTTGCATTGGAGTTGGGATTTGCAGACTGTTACTCAATGGAGGGTAATGTAATATTTTTACGGTTCGGACTTAACAATAAGGACAGAAAAGTTTGTTACAGTCTTTACCACATTCATGGCGAAGGTGGCGGAATTAAAATCGGCTCAAAGGTGAATAAACTTTCGGAATTGTCAGCGGTAATTGATGTTGACTGTTACATTCACAGCCACACTCACGCCCCTGTATTGTTTCGAGAAAGTTATTACAGGACAGACCCACGCAACTCAACTATTGCCTTGGTGGACAGACTATATGTTAATACTGGCAGTTCGCTTAAATACGGAGGGTACGGACAAAGAAAAGGGTACAGACCCTCTTCAACCCGAACACCAATAATACACTTAAACGGCAGAACCAAAGAGGCGACAGCGACTTTATAACCTACATTTTGCTAATATAAACCAATGTAGGTTAAATTATAACAATGTAGGTTAAAATGGGGTTGTAATGGTTTCGCTTATCCGTAACGCCAAAGGGCAAAGGGTAAGACCTCGGTTCAATTCCGAGCAACTCCACCACTTTTTATAAGGAGAGATTAAAATGAAAATGAAATGGGTTAAAGCGGCGTTAATAAGAGCCGTAAAAACAATCGCACAGACGGCAGTAGCAACGATAGGCACAGCAACCGTACTTGCGGAAGTTGACTATAAAATCGTAATTTCCGCTTCAATACTTGCAGGCATACTATCAATACTGACTTCAATCGCAGGACTTCCCGAAGTCAAGGAGTAGTCAAGTAAGCCCCTGCTGAAACTATTGACGGTAATTTGTTACCATTGGCAGGGCGTTGGGAACGTAGGGGGGAGTATTCCCCCCTATGAATTTTTTTAAGGAGAGAGAAAATGGCAAAAAGTTTTAGGCAAAGGTTAGCAGACCTTGACAACCAACACAAGGCAGACCTTGCAAACAAGGAAAAGGACAGGGCGTCTGCACACGCAAAAGTAACTGGTGAACTTACAGACACACAACGGCAGGCGTATATTGGTCGTATGCAACAGCAGAAAGATATTCCTAATCAGTTAAGACAACTGGGCATATCGGGTGGCGGTAGCGAAACAACCCTGTTAGGGGCGGAAACAAACTATCAAAACAGGAGAACATTAAACGAAAAATCCGCTTCGGCAAGGCGTTCGGACATAGACCGAAGTGCAGATGAAGATTTACGGATATTGAAAAGCACTCATACAGACAGACGGCTTGCACTCCAACAGCAAGCAGACCAAGAGGAACTTGATACCTACAAAGGTACTTTGGCAAGGTTCGGTTCGCTTGACAAAATAAACAAAGAAATCCGCAGATTAAGGAAAATCGGTAGAAATGATTTAATACCTTATGCACAGTTGCAGAAACAGGCGATAATTGACAAGGAAAAATCGGCAAGTGCAAAATCAAGCAGTTCTGGTGGTAGTTCTGGTGGCAGTGCAAGTAGAAGTTCAGCCGTTTCAAGCACGAAATCAAGTAGCAAACCGAAAACCTTTTGGGAGAAATTTGCCGCAAACATGCAAAAAGCAGCAAACGCCAACAAGGGCAAGCCGAACCGTAGCAAGCCGAGAAGCAAGCCGAGGCGTAGCAATATCAGTCGCCCAAAACGGTTTTATGGAAGGTAAAAAAACATGGCAAGGAAAGCACGAAATTATCGTGAATATTTTAGTGTAAGCAAACCAACAAAAGCAAAGGTAATAAAAGCCAAAAAGAAAAGGAAGTCGGAAACTGGCAATTTAGTAACGCAAGTGAAAGTCGCAAATGCAAGGCGTAAAAAAGAGGAAAAGACATTAGCACAAAAGCAAATTGCTATGCTAACGAAAAACGACCTTGCTAAGATGGAACATGTTGCAAGACTTCCAAACCCTAATCTTGCCAAGAAGATATATAGCAAAGACGAAAAGAAACGAATAAAGAAAAGCACAGAAACTTTCGTTAAAAAAGCCCCTGCGGTAGCAGGATTTTTAGAGGGCAGTAACCTTGCCCCCACAAAACTAAAAACCCAAACCGAACAACAGACTGGCAAGAAACTCAATACCAAGAAAGCCGAAAGCACAACCGCATACAAGGTCGGCGAAATGGCAGGTATTATGGGTTCTTTTGTTGCAACTGGTGGTCTGGCAGAGGGTGCAATCGCAAAAGGCATACTCAAAACAAGTGCAAAGAGAACCGCAAAAAAAGCAGGCGAAAAGGCGGTAAAAGAAACGACCGAAAAGGTTGCCAAAGAAGTTGCAAAGGCAGAGGCGAAAAGGGCGAAAGCAATAACGAAAGCCAACAAAATTAAAGATATTGAAAAACGGAACGCAATAAAGCGACAGGCAGGCGACGCTTTAAGAGCCACTAAAAACAAGGCGAAAACAGCAGGCAAGAAATCAATAAGCGACGCAAAGAGGCGGGCGGAAAAAGAAGCATTGAAAAAAGTTCCGTCAAAGAAAAAAGTTTTCCTTGCAAAACGAGGGGCAGACGCAATAGCAGGCGTACCCATAAATGCTTCTCTGTCATCAAAAGAGGGCGACTTCGGTAAAAATATGGCACTCAATACTGGTCTTGATGTGGTCGCAGGCACAGTAATGGGCGGTGCGGCGAAAGGCATTAGCAAACTCGGTGATAAAGGCATAGGGTCATTAGGCAAAAAGATAGGCAAGTATTTTGAAAAACAGGGTGATGAGAACGCAAAGAAATTAAGAGAACTTAATACTAAAAAAGCAGAACCGAAAAAAGCAGAGGCAAAAGGTGAAAAGGGAACTACACCCCCGAAAAAAGCAGAACCAAAGGAAACGGCTAAAACCGTTGCAAAATCAAAGGTATCAGAGGGTGGCAAGGGCAAAAAAAGTCCGTCAGAAGCGAAATCAGGGCTTCCAAAAACTGGAAAAACCACGCAAAAAACACCTAAAACAGCATTACCAAAAGAACAGAAAGTTAAAGTCGCAACAAAGGCAAAAGCGAAAAAAACAGCAACGAAAGACATCAAAACGGAAAAAGCAACCCCAAACATCAAAACGGAAAAAGCAACCCCAGACATCAAAACGAAGAAAGCAACAAAAGCCAAAACGGAAAAGTTGTTGAAGTCTGGAAAAGCAGTTAGCACCGAAGATTTATGGAAAGCCGATAAGTTAAAGTTAGGCAGATACCAGAAAGCAACCAAAGCAGAACCCAAAATCAAAGTTTATAAGAACGCCCCTGAAACAGGTCTGAAAGATGTATGGACAAAGATAAGTCCGTTACGCAAAGTAAATATTATAGAGAAAAGAGCAAGAAAACTTAAAACATATAAAGACGCCCTTGCAAATGTGAAAGTTGGCAAAACTGGAAAAGTCAAAGCGTTGCAATATGTTGAGAGTAACAATAAAAGAGATGTTGCCCCAATAGAGGTTTATCCGCATGGTAAGCGTGGCAAATCTTATGAATACGGATTATATAACAGCGACAATGGTTGGGAAGCGATATTACTTGAAACTGGCAGAAAGTTAAAAATAAAGGGCGAGTTCAAAACAAGAGCCAAGTTAATCAAAGTCCTTGACAGCCCAACGTGGAAAGCCATTATGAAAGAACACAGGGCGAACGGAAGATTTTATAATGAACAAGTTGCCCAATTCAAAAAAATAGCAAATGAGAAAATAGCACAAAACAAAGAGATTATATCAAAAGCCACAAAAGGAAAGCGTATTGCTATGCTGAACGAAGAAAAGCCAGTTGCGGTAATTGGTAAAGGCAAAAACGCAATAGTCGTAAGGTCAGGCAAGGTTCGTGCCGTTAAGTTTTACGAAAAACGAAACCCACAAAGCGAAAGAATTGGTGCTAACCCTGCCGAAGTGAAGTCAAACAGAGAAACATTACCAAAACGGAAAGAACGCTTAAAGTCATTTGTCAATTCATACAGGCGGGCATTTGTAAACTCGTTAGGCGTTTTTGATGATATTGCGAAAGCAACAAAAAGCAAGGAACTTTCGGCACAAACAAATGCTATGCGTACTACCACAAAGACCATAGACACTACTCTCGGCGATTATTGTGTTGGGTGGGACTACAAGAACAAAGGGAAACCCGTTGTAGAAATATGTTCCCCCATAAACGAAAGCGGGAAGATGAACGAATTTTCAGAATATCTTTATCACAGACTTAACATTAAGAGGGTTCGGTGGGGCAAAGATACTTTCGGAAAAGACACATATACGGCGAAAGACAGCAAAGACATAATAGCGAAACTAACGAAAGACAGCAACGGCAAACTCACAGAACAAGGGAAACAATTTGAGGCGTGGGCAAAAGACGTTTACAGGTTTTATGCAAACCAAAAGCAAATCTTAATTGACGCAGGTGTATGGCGGGCAACTGACGAAAAAACAACGGCAGAACAAGTTGCAGAGGCGGTAGACAAGGAAATCGAGTTATCGTTTAAGTCAAACACCCTTACAGCGTTAGAGGAACAAATAGCAGACGCTTATGTTTCAACATATAGAATTAAGACATTAAGATTAAAGGGCAAAAAAGCGGTAAAGGGAAGCGAAAGAGATATTTTGCCCATAGACGAACAAATGACAGCCCATACCACTAATGTGTGGGAAACGTGCCAATTAAGCGAACTTATGAAATCGACACTAAAAGCATTGAACTTGCCTGTCGGAAGTCGCCAAATGTTTGATGTGGACGAATTGGCTGAACTCCAAATCCCCCAAATTGTTAAGAACAAGGAGGGTGAAGTCGTTACAAGTATGAACCAAATTACTGGCGATATGGTAAGAAAACTTGACGACAAGAACCCCGACTTTATCAAATATAATGCAAACTATTTTGCAGACGGCAAACAGTACAAGGTAGAAGTAACAAAAGATATGTATGACGCTATTCAAGCACACATAGGGGCAACAAACCCCGACTGGCTTGTGAGTTTAGTCGCTCGTACTTCACCATTTAACAGCGTATTCAAGAAACTTGTTACTTCATACAGTCCAGTATTTATACCTAAAAACTTTTTAAGAGATAGTGGCGACGGATTATTCTATTCAACAGATACTCCAAGGTTTTTAATGGCACAGCCGAAAGCCGTAAAAGAAGTTACTTTCGGATTTGACCCCACAAAGAAAGACGAAATATCGTATATGGAACTGTATAGAGGCGGTGGCGGATTTTCTGCCTCATTCTTTGAAACCTCTAACGGTATCAAATATAAGACTGGCGTTTTCAAAAGCCAATTAGACAGGGTAGAACGGACAAACCAACGAATAGAGCAGTTGCCAAGAATGGCGGAGTTCATACAAGTGCTTGACAAGGAACTTGACGGCAGACCACTTAAAGAAGCAACGAAAGAAATGATTGACAAGGCAATATTGGCGTCATCAGATATAACGGTAAACTTTGGGCGTTCAGGCAACATTGGCAAACTTATTAACAGAGGAATTGCCCCATTTTTCAACCCTGCTATGCAAGGCACAAGCAAAATAATAAGGACTATTGCAGACACAGAGGGGGCAAAGGCATACACAATGCTAATGGCAAAGGCAACAGTATTCGGTATCGCACCAAGTGTTGTAAACGAACTTTACCTCGCTGATGATGAAGATTACAGGCGGTTGACAGACAGAGAGAAAATGACTTACTACCTGTTCCCAATAGGCGACCACAAGTTTGTTAAAATCCCCAAAGGGCGTGTAATGAGTGTTCTATCGTCGCTATTCCAAGCACCAACAAGGGTGCTTGCGTCAGGCGACCCTGTTGAAGTTGTTGAATTAGGCAAAACAGCAATCGACCAAGTAGCCCCAATTTCTCCATTCAACACGTTGCTAACCCCTATCGGTGGGGCAATAACAAACACGACGTGGTACGGTGGCGGTGTTGAAACTATACAAGAGCGAGAAGACGCCCCCGAATTAAGGTTTGATGAAGGCACAAGTTCAATATTTAAGGCAATAGGCAAGAAACTAAACCTCTCGCCGAAGAAAATACAATATGTCTTTGAACAGGAAACAGGTGTTCTTGCCGATTTTGTGTTGGCATATACCACACAAGAAGCAAAAGGTGGTTCTGCCCCTGCACTTGCACCATTTTATCAGGCATTTGTTACAGACAGCGTAAGACAGAATGACCTTTCAATGCGGTTTTACAAGCAAATTGAAAAGGCAAACCACACAAAAAGTCTTAACCCGACCAACAAAACCAGTAAAGAAGTCAGCCGTTTATCAGCATATCAAAACAGGGTAGCCGACTTAAACAACGCAAAAAAAGCCGTAGAACGAATGGATATACCCAACGAAGAAAAAGTCAAGTTGACCAATGTTATACTTAAACAGAAAAACGAACTTTTCAAAAATGCACTTGAAGGCAAAAAGTCAACCCCCAACGGTCATGTTCGTGATTTAGACGCAAAGGTAAAAGCGTTAGGCGAAAAATATGTTATAGACGAAATCACAAAAGGAAGCAACACATACAAGGGAATATACAATACTTATGTGAAAAAAGGCGGAAACGACAAAGACTTTTATAACGGTTATAAGGAGATATACAGAGCAAGCAAAATATCAAAAGTTGACGGCAAACCCTCTAACAGCATTATCGCATACGGTCTTGCAAAGGCGAAGTCCGATAACAAATTATATGAGGCGTTCGGTGTTGATAGATATAAGGGCATTTCAGAGGCACTTGTATCGTATGAAATTACGCCAAGAAATATTACGAAATTAAAGAAAAAGGTTGACGCTGACGATAACGGATATGTTTCCAAGACAGAAGCAGTCGCACTTTTAGACAGCACAGACTATTCAGCAGAGGAAAAATCGGCGTTATACAGGGTTATAGGGGCGTCGTGGAACTCCATTAACCCCTATGGCGATTATGTCGCTTACAACCGTTTGGGGAAAGGTCAAAGCGGTAGTTCTGGTAGAAGTTCTGGCGGTAGAAGTTCTGGCGGTAGAAGTTCTGGTAGACGGTCTGGAACAACAACGGCAAGTTCAGAGGCACAAAAAAAAGTATCACAAATGCAATCCTCTACTCTATCAAGACAATTATCAAGCATTAAAGACAGCACCTCATTAACTAAAACACAGAAAAAGAAATTGCTCGAAATATTGGCAAGAAGATACGCATAAGAGAAACCCCCTCGCAAGAGGGGGCTTTTTTAATGCATAATATTTTCTTTCATCTTTTCTAATGCCTTTTTCCGTATTCTGTATGCAGTTGTATGTGGAACACCTGCCTCCATAAGTTTTACTTCGGTCTGTATCTGATTTAACCCCTCCATAAAGAACGCTGATACTACAAGTTGTTCATCTTCCGTTAGTTGCCCATAAGCATTATCAAACATTTCAAAATACTTGTTTATATCGTCAATTTCACTCTGCTTGCTAAGGCGTCTAACCACAGTGTTCGGTACTCCGTCTGTTGACGGAGAGCATTGTATTCTTGTTTCGGAGTAGTCTATCCCCGCCGAAATAGATATATCGTCTAATTCGCTTAATAATGTTCGCTTAATCTCTTTATTTAGAAGATACTCACTACAAAACTTCACTATGTCAAAATATCTATCCTGAATTTTCTTCCACATATCAGTCCCCCTTGTACTCAATCAGTCTGTTCAAAATTGCCTTTCCCAAATCTTCTTTTCCATTGTCTTTGGGTATTATGGTTACATGGTTGTTTTCTGCCTCTGCCACTCGTCCTTTCACCTTGCGGAGATGAATCATATTGTAAAACCTAACCCAAGCCACATATTCAGGGTCAAGCTTTATTTTCACCATGTCATCTTCGAAAATAGTTTCTTTGTCAGTTTTTATGCAAGGTTTAAGCATTATTTCGAAACTCATTATTTCGCTCCCTCCTTAAAAAACATATCACTCACCCTTGTACTCAATCAGCCTGTTCAAATACCAAATCGCCTTTTTCAAATCTTCTGTGCCGTTTTTCAGGTGTTGTCTTGAAATATATTTAATTGCGTTCCCAATACAGACCGCCTCGAATCCTATCAACTGTTCAGTAATTGATTGAAT